GAGGGCCGCCGTTAAGGTTCCGGATGTTGTAACCGGAGAACCGCTCACCGTAAATATTCCCGGCAAACTTAAACCTACGCTTGTAACCGTTCCGGATGTCAAGGTAGCCCATTCAAGCGCCGTGCCTGCTGCGTTTACCCTTAGCACTTGCAAGGCGCTGCCCTCCGGGAATACCGCCCATTCGGTTCCGTTGTGGTAGAGTAGGTCGTTTGCTGTTCCTGGTGGAAGGCTAAACGTTCCAATCTTAGGTTTTTTGATTAAAAGCGAGTTTTGCGGATAACTTGCAGTTAGCGTGCCGGTAACAGCGATTGACGTGGCTCCGGTCGTTGGGGTGGTAGCGACTGTCAATTCGTTGAAATCGCCGGTAAGCGGATTAAGAACAACGAGTGTATCTCCCGCATAAATATCTCCGCCAGTCAAGGCCGCCGCCGTTCCAATAGTTGTAATTGGCCCCGCGTTTAATTGCAAAGCGCTTGTTGTTGTGAGCGACAAAGGAGCAATCAAAGTGCCGGGAGGCTTGGCGACGAGTTCGTAAGATGGCCCGGTTGAACTTGATGTTTGCGGAACGGTCGGTATTTGTGGATCGTTGGCAGTGACTATTTTTTTAACAGGTGCCGACGTACTAAAACCTGTACCATATTTTAACTCGAACCACTCCCCCGACATTGTGTCGTCATTAGCTGTCCAAGTGCCGCGCATTAATAACCAAACCGAAGAGCGCCAGTTGACCCGGCCTAATGTTGTAAGGTTACCAAAAACATTCCCTTGTAACTTACGAATTGGCACGTACTGCCCCGCTACTATAAACTCGCAAAGTAGATATTCTAAGCGCTTGTTTTTTGGATCTGTACCCGGCCCCCAAAGGTTTGCAAGTTCATAGGCGCTCGATTTGTAAACCCATAAAGCGCCCAATGCGTTTGGATTTTCGGACGTGCCTAAAAGCGACTTTGTTTGAGTGACAACGCTATTATTTGGGAATAAGTAGTTTGTCGATGTATACTCGTATTCGTCCGTGGCAATGTCGGGAAGGATTAAAAGTGTTTGATTGCCTAATTGGTAGGTAAGGTCAAACGTTGTTCCGGTTATGGTCGTGCCGTCGTATTTTTCGAAGCGGATAAACTCAAAATTAAATTCAAAATTATCTGCATTTATGCCTATTTGAGTAGTGACAAGCTCTATCAAATTGGTAAAGCTGAATATCGCGCTTGTTGTATTGCCTAAAAAGAACCCGTTGGAAATTGGGACGGCGTAGTAGATATATTCAACTCCGGACACAAAATCAATCTGCGAATATTGTACCTGGTATTGTGGAGTGAGCGTATATGTACGCCGCGCATAAAGGGAGCCTATTTTTAGACGAAATCTAAATAAACAAACGAAAGGCTGAAAGGCTGATCCCGGCGCGGTGTTGCTTGATAGGGTAAATTGAAGGTTTGCGGAAATCCTAAAATAAGTATTGCCGGAGTTGCTGTTGATAGGCTTTGGAACCGTTACGGCTGTAAAATTAGTATCTGTAAACGCCGCAACTCCTGATAATAGATTGAACCTTTCAAGAGCCAAAAACGTATGCCGGTGTTCTTTTAACGCTGGCAAAAACTCATACCTTCCAGTCGCTTCGAGTGCGAGCGTGTTTGTTTGGTTGATTGTGTTAATGGCGCTAAAATTACCCGACCCTAAATAGTTCTTTGAGCGGTCGTAATTGCGTCCTACCACCGTCGCGGCGGTTCGGTATGGTATCTGTTCAATCCAAAACGTTCCATTGTTAAACGTGATCCTCGCTTGAAAATTAGTAAGGATATTTTCTATTACCTCATAGCAGCTTAAATAATCCTTTACGCCTTTATCGTCTTTGTAAAAAACGGAATGATCGGCGTATGTTTGATACAAGGCGCAAGGATCGGACGCGGTCGCGGCATGATCGTTTTCCCACCAATCTATAAAGCTTGAAATGAAATGTTGAGTCGGCGTAAATAGTACGTCAACATACCGGATTTTTGAAAGCGCATTTATTAAGTGATCCATTAAGCGCGCTTTGCCTGTGTAAGCCGTTCCCGCGTTATTGTACTTAATATCCTTTAAACTCGCGATTCCATCCGTCGCCGTGATGTTAATTTGATATGGATAACTTGCATCCTCATAACTGCCAATATCGGGCAAAATAACCCCGCGCCAATATGCCGCCGGCGTAGTGCCTTTGGTTATGTTTACAACGAAACGCCCTTCCTCACTTGCAATCAAATCAGTAATAAATAATTCGTGGCTTGCATTTTCGGCATACATAACGAATTGGCACTCCGTCCCCATTATTGTACTAATTCGGTCGCTTGCTTCGTGTGTAAGCGCAAACCCACGCGAATCCGGATTGAAGGGAATTGGATCGCCTGAGTACGATCTATCCCAAATCTCAATCGTATAACGGTCGCCGCTAAAACTGTCAAATTCTGCCTTAAATCGTATTGCGGCCATTATCGGTATCTATTTGTTGATTCAACTTCTTTGTTCATTACTAACATCAAATCGCGTCCGGATATTTTACCCATAACTTCGACGCGCTGTGAGCCGCCCAACATATCTTGCAATTTAGAAAGCGGCGCAATAACCTCAGGATCTATTCCCGCCATTCTGTTATCGCCGACCATTGCGAGCGTTGGCCCGTACGCCAAACCGCCTTGGGCGAGTTTTGGAGGTTGTATCTTTGATTGTAAACCATTGAACAATGCAGATGCCGCGCCCGCCGCGAGTGCGCCCGCTGCGATGTTTGCCGGGAATGGCAGCTTCATTGCAGAACTAACCGCTTTAAATATACCCTCAATTGCCATTGATTTTGCGACCTGCAATGCAGAACTAACCGCCGCCGCTGCATATTCCTGGAACGATGCGGAGCCTTGACTATTTAATGTTTGGATTGAATTTAAAACGGAATCCGCTATTGCTTTTTGAGCTTCGCCGCCTTTTTTCCAAGCATCAAAAAATGAATCAGTAGATCCGGTAAATAAATCCTGCTCTTCTCTTGCAAGCCTTAACGACTCCTTTAATTCATCTAACTTTTTAAGTTCTTCATCTGTAAATGATATTGTAGGTATTGCGGGAGCGCTGTCAGGAAAAGCCGCCTGAATATCCGCCTCGCTTGGCGCGGTCGGATCTGCTCCAAAATTGCCCTGAAAACGTTGTATCGCAACCGCATCATAATAAGCCCGCGTCGCCGCTTCTAATTTAATCGCCTGCGCTTCTGTTTCGTCCATCAAGTCAAAAAGCTCCTTGTATCTGTCTTTTTGATCGGCTAAAACTTTGTTTTTATTTTTTTCGCTTGCTGCCAGTGCCGCCGCCGCCGCCGCCGCATCCCTATTTGCTTTTTCTAAATCTTCATTTGCGGTTGTTGCCGCGTTTGTTGTTGCGATGCTTGATTGAACAGATGCTACTCCGTTTGCTATTGCGTCACTTTCTTTCTTTTTGTATTCTAATGCTCTTTGCGTTGCGTCAAACTCTATTTTCCAGGATCTGCGCTTTTCTGCTAATAGTTTTAATTCTTTTGTTCTTGTAGCTTCAGTAATGCTATTGTTTAATATCCTGTATTCCGTTTCTTTGGATAAAAACTCATTGTAATATTCTTGTTGTTTTACAATTTCCTTTTCAAGGTCTAATTGTTCATTTGCTAATTTGGTCAGCTTTTCATTGCCGGCTCTTGCAAGTGCGCTTTTTAGGATTGAATCCTTTAAGGCAATATATCCTTGTTCAAGTAACGCAACGTCTATTTTTTCAGTTTGAATATTTGCGAAATAAGCTGGGTATTCTTTTTGAAGCGCAAGTAAAGCGCGTGTTCTTTCGTCTTTGCTTGCTGCCTCATTTTTCGCAACCGCAATTAATGCGTTTACCCTTCCAAGTTCTTCGCTTGCTAATTCATTGCCTCGTTGCCTTACTTCCGCTTCTGTCTTTTTCGCCTGATTCATTAAGTTGTATTCGCTGCGCAAATCGTTTAATGAATCTGTAACTGCGTTATATGCGTAAACCAATGCAGTAATAGCAAGTACTACGCCTGCCCCCGCTAACGCTTTTTGCGCAAAAGACATCTTTTGAATTGAATCAACCGCTTTTAAGGTCTTTTCGGATAAAACCTTAAAGCTATCCCCCATAAACCTAATCCCCTGCACAACAGCAACACCTCCCGAATAAAACAACTGCATCACCTTAATAGCTGGCCCAATAGCTGCCGCAAAAAGCGCAAAGTTCAAAATACTTTTTTTCGTTTCCGGATCGAGTAAACGGAAATAATCTGCAAGCCTTCCAAGTGTTTCCGAAAAAGCGTCTGCAATTTCGTTTATATTATAGACCTTGTTTATTTCGTTGCCTATCGTTGCAAAAAACTGCTTTAACGCGCTTTGCGCATTGTTTACCGCATTCGCAATTCCGCCCTGTACGCGCTCGGTTTTTGCAAGACCCTGAGTTATCTTGTCAATAAACTCGTCTGCTGATACGCCCGCTTCGCGTAAGGCGTCGGCGCTAATTGTACCGAATGTATCTTTAATGGTTTTAGCGAGTCCGGGCATATTTTCAAGAATGACGCTTAAATCTTCTTGCAATATTCTACCCTTAGATGACATTTGCGAGAATTGGCGCGTTACGCTGTCGAGTTGGTCGGCGCTACCACCGGACGCGGCTAAGGCGTTAGCAAGCTCCGCAATTGTCACCCGCGCCCGCTCTGCTGAAAATCCAACCGACTGCAAACGAATGGAGCCTTTAACCGCTTGTTCCAGGTCAATACCAGGAGCGAGCGCAATTTGGCGGAGCCTTTCAAGCTCTGCGGCTGCTTGTTCGGTTGTATAGCCCGCATTTCGCATTGTGGTATTTAACGCCTTGTCAAGCGTTTCAAAATCGCCGGCGGCCTTAATTGCAGCGGCTCCAATACCAATTAAAGGCAAAGTAAGCGACATCGATAGACCATCGGCCATTCCGCGTAGCTGCTCGGCTGATTTTCTCATCCGTGCTTCCACCTGCCTCATAGAGCGGTCGAACTCCCTAAAATTTACCGCTATTCGTACATTTAAGTCGCTAACTGCCATTAATTTACAATTCTTTTTGTGTTTGCTTCAAACATTGCGAGCATTAACTCAGCTTGTTTTTTTAGTTCCGCCTCAGATACCTGTATGCCTTTAAACTTACTTTCTTCCCATCCAAAACGGCCTAAATCGGTGGGCTTAATTCTTTTTTTGCCTGTGTGTGGCAATATAGCCCAATATCCAATTTGGCGCGCTTGAATCCAAGATTCTTTCATTTGATCGTTCTTCGCTTTTACCATTGACGTAAAATAGCGCGGCGAAGTATTGTAAAAATCATCCTCCGACAAACCAACCCAAGCCGCTGTTTGTTCAAGCGACTCCCAATCCGTTAGGCTGTCGGTTGTGGCTCCCCCGATTGCGTTTCATCTCCTTTCGCCTTTGGCATTGAATCTGCAAAAAGCTCCATTATTTTAGCGATTGTATCTCCGGTTAACCAGTCGGCAACGTCTTCAACCGATCCGGAAAAAGGTTTTTTTGTTGCTTTGCCGCCGTTCAAAAATCCTGAAAAAGCAAGATCGGCAATAAAGCTAATCTTAATTTCTGCCTCACCGCCTTGGATGGATTCTGAAAAATCCCGTAAGGCTGTGCGGCCTGTTAATTTCTCATAGTGGTAAAGTGCGCCAAATCCGAATTTGATAGGCGTTTGTTGTCCGTTGAAATCTAAATAATTGACCATAGTTCAAAAAAGAAATAAGGCCCGACATAAGCCGGGCCAAGCATTAAGGATTTGTTGTTTCAGAAAGTGCGCCGGTTCCTACAAAGGTGAAATCGTACGTTACGTTTTCATCCACTCCGGACGAAGACGCGCTTAGGCTTGAAAGCATACCAGTACCCGAGTAGATTTTGTCCCCTGATACGGTCGTGCCCCATTTGATTGTGGCTGTTGTTCCGCCATTAATCAACGCGTACAAGTCGTCAAAGGTGTAGGTGCTGTCCCATGCAAACATGGCGCTACCAGACATTTCCCACGACAACCGGCCGGGCAACTGACTACCCCACGAATCGGTATCTTTACAAGTAGTGTCGCGTGGCGACATTGAGATGCTCAAATTGGCATCTACGAGGCAAGTAATGGTCGCGGTTCCGACCTGTATTACTGCCAAACGGGAATTTAAAACGCCTGTTGTTGGCATAATGGAATTTATTTAGAACGTGAAAAGGATTTGGGCGGTGTAGGTATTGTTATTTCTTCAGAGATTGAAGGCTCGAACGTTTCAAGAGCGGCGGCCTGCTCTGCTGTCAATGGAGTGCAAGCGTTATCCGCTAACGCGTTTTTTCGACAAAGTGTAAAATCTGCAATCGGTTTTATTATGCCCTGATCTAACAGTGCCTTTGCGTCTGCTCCAATACGAACGCAATAACCAGGTAAATAAACTTTGCCGCCGGCTGACTGATCTACCCATTGTTTGATAAATTGGTATCTGTCCATTATTTTTTTAATTGAATAGCGTTTAAGCGTTCTTGCATTTTAGCGACCTCAACGGCCAAATCTTTACGCTCTCGATCGCAATTAACCAAAAGCGTGTTTAAGTCTTCTATTTTGGATTCCAACTTTTTTTCAGTCGATCCCCACATATTGAAAAAAAACCAAGTAGAGCCAACGAAAAAAATTACCGATAGTCCTTGATCTTTGAGTTTTGCAGCGAAGAGGTCGTATAGTTGTTGCATTTGTTTATTTGGGTATTTGTCTTAAAATCTTTTTTTAGGTCGCTTGAAATTGTCCTCAAACCAAGTAAAGCAAACCATACCGGCCATAAATCCAAAACCGGCAAACGTTCCAAAAAGCGCATACTTTAAAAATTCTATCATCGCCTTACTGTGGTTGCAGGCCGAATCACATAATCCGTACCAAGTGAATACCAGTTGTTTCCATTTTGGAAATACTCTATAAACCCTTCACTATTCCAATCCGTTAGGCGAAGATAGCCCGGTGAATAGTAGGCCCGCTTCCAACTACCTGCAACCTTTGTAAACGACCATTGCAAGCGGTCTAAACCCTGCACTTTAACCACCCGAAAAAATATAGTCGTTTGCTGGGTGTAACCTTTGAGCGCCCACGTTTGCACAGTTAAATCCTTTTGACCTGTGGTGTCAAACAAAATTACACCGTAGGCCTGCTCTATTTGGTTGCCATCGCGAATCATACCGCCAATTTCGGCCCGATATTTTTGTACCACGCGCATATCTGCTACCCGCCTGCCTATTTCCTGCGATGACAACTGCCTGAGCGCTTGCACCTGCTGTACGGTGTCCGTTATGGGTACGTCTGTTTGAGTGCGCTTGCCGGTGTCGTCAATCGTCAAATGCGTAAGGTATAACCCCTGTGCTGTTGGCGTGATGAAAGTTGTATCTGTAATTATTGTTTGCGCTTGCATTTGGAGCGCTGTTAGGAGTAGGGTAAATATTAGTGTATTTTTCATTGTATTGTTTATTTAGAAAGTTGACAGTGCGCTGCGCTTCCATCCCGCTGCGGTTTTAATATAAATGTAATTTGCATCCCAGCTAACGTCACCAGTATTGCCATTCGCATCGGCTGTTCCTGTTGGCGTGTAGGCTGTCCGGAGGCGTAGCTGTGAATAGCCGTTAGCTCCATTAATGTCGATTAAGTCGGTTGGGCTTGTTGTTTTTATCCCTAAATTTCCGTTTAGATAATTAGTAGCAGTTCCGCTACCGTATAGTCCAAATCCAGTGGTATTTGACCATTCAATTGACCGCCAATCGGCTGCAATTATCAAAAAAGGATTTATATATAAACCTCGTGTTATTCCGTTCGCTCCTCCTGTTTGATTGACTGTAGTTTTTATATTAAAGGCGTCAAAGGTTGCATTCCCGCTGGTTGGATAAAAATTATTAATAGATCTAAAAAATATTTGAGCGCCACTTGTTTGAGTAAAGGTATTGCCTGAAAATGTAAAAACTCCACCGGTTGCAGAGCTTGACCCAGTATAATTGTAAAATGACAAATTAGTTCCTGCAGGATCAGCAGTACCTTCATTTGTTGTAAATGGGAAAACATAAGTAGAATTAGTAAATGAATTACCAATACGTAAATAATTTATTGAAGTGTTTAAATCATTCCTAACTCTTAATAGATTCACGCCATCGCTGTTTGTTACAGCTAATGCAGTAGAGGCTGATGTATTTCCGCTTCCATTAATTTGCAATTTAGCTCCGGGGCTACTTGTCCCAATCCCAATATTCCCATCATCCCGAATCATTAGAGCGTTGTTGCCTCCCGTTGATGCGTTGTGGAATTGAGCCGTCCAAGTGGAGGAGGTGGAGCCGGCTCCGACTACATGAAGGCGGGCTGCTGGTGCGGTTCTTAATCCAAGAGTTAAAGAGCCTCCAAGCCAAGTTTGAGTAGTTTGGTCTGATCCAATAGCGGTAGTATTTGACCCTAATCCGCTTTGAGCATCTCCAATGACAATTTCACGAATGGTTGGAACTGCTAATGTTCCGTTAGTAGCTCGAGTTGTATTTCCTATATATATTGAACTGGAAAAGTACTCTGCCGGATCTGTGCCTACTCCAAGCCTATATCGAGCAGCATTGTGACCAATTGCAATAAATCCATTTCCGGAAATATTAGAGCTTGCAGCGTTAGTTCCTATAACTGTCCAACTTGAGCCAGTAGCATTTAGTCCTGCCTCAAATCCAATGGCATTCCAATTTGATCCTGTTTGATTGTTTCTGCCAGCTTGTGATCCAATTGCGCCCCATGCAGTACCAGATGTATTTGTAAAAGCTGCTCTATAACCAATAGACAAAAAAGAACTTCCGTTAGCGTTGAAAGCACTTTGAAAACCTGCTGCAAACCAATTAGAGCCAGTAATATTATTAAGGCCAGCTTGATAGCCTGCTGCAAACCAATTAGAGCCGGTTGTATTTGAATATCCTGCTCTGTATCCTAATGCAGCATAACCAAGTCCGCTTGTTACCGCTGTGGCTGCATCTATTCCAATTGCTATATTATTACTTGATAATGTAGAATAGCCTGCATTTGCCCCTATTGCAATATTGTTAATAAATGTCGTTGATGAATAAAGCGCATTGTTACCAATTGCTATGTTATTGTTTGACGTTAAATCGTCATTTAGGCCACTGTTTAATCCTAATTGAATAGAGCCGTTTAGTGAAGTTTGCGTTATTCTGCCGGATACATCTAATGTTGAACCAGGCGAACTTGTCCCAATACCAAGCCTTCCTGCATTGGCGTTCCAAAAAACACCGGTGGTGTCTATTGTTGTTATTCCGGTGTATTGCGGCAAATAACCCGCTACTCCATTGTCAATTAATCCAGGTTGAGTTTGATTTGACCAAACGCCTGTTACGCTGTTATAAATTAGCGTTTGTCCTGTGGTTGGGCTTGTAAGTTGTACGTCGTTTATTTGGTTGAGGTCAGGGAAGTGGGAAGGTCTGACAAATAGAGTTCCATTGCTTGCCGCATTTAACACAATGGCAACGGGAACCTTTAAGTTAGGTGCTGTTGGTATTGTTTTGGTTAAACAGCCCGCAGTCGTTGCGCTGCAATAAAGTACGTCACGATCTGCCCAAGTTTCACCGCAACTCGCGCCCGTTGTATTTAGACCGCGATCTTTGCCAAAGTGGTATACTAATCCATCGCTACCATTTGCAATGTCCTGAGCCGCTGTACCAAGTATATACTCGCTATTTACAGATCCATCTGCAATGGCTGGAGCGATTAAAATGCGGCCCGATGCGCCCAAAGTCCCAACTGCCATAACAACTGTGCCGCGTGTAATTGTGGAGCCTGTTTGGTTTTTGCAGTTGAAAAATACATCCTCAAAGACTTGGCCGGTAACGTTGCCCGAATTTATTACAACGTCTAAGGTTCCCTCCTGTGCGTTCCAACTAAGCCGGCCCGCGTCTAAGTCAGTGGTATCGCCTGTGCGAAATTGCAAGTAGTATAAACTGTCAAGAATGATGCTATCATTTTGTATCCGGATGCCTTCGCCCGCGTAATAAGTTGCCCCTTCATTTATCCAAACCCAAGCTGATCCGGTCCAGTAGTAAAGTTCCGGTTCAGTGCAGTTGTTAATTACTACCTTGCTATCACCCTTGCCAGGTGTGTACGCTGGAGCGCTGCAGCCCGCTATTTCTTCGATGGTATTTCCGAGTAACTGCCATCCGCCCGGAGTGTTAAAGTGATACCATTTGCCTGTTATCGTGTCAATAGCAACTCGCGAAGTGCGAGCAGGAGGAACGAAGGATGGAGCGCCGTTAGTATAGCTGATGCCGGCGCCGTATGCAATGTTATTTTGTGCGGAAATTTGCGGCAAACTGCAAAAAAGCGCGGCAATTATTAAAAGGTATCTCATTATCCTATCATTTTAAGGATGCCGTAAGGCATACCGTAGTAATTATCTTGTGTTAAAAAATAAAGATCGCCAACATTTAGTCCGTCGGCAATCGCTTCACTATCATCGCGAAAAAACAAGCCCTTAACCGGCAATGGCGGGCCGACTTGGTTTTGTCGATTGATCCTAACTGTATATTGTGCAATGTGGCAGTGATAGCCCGAATCGTTGTCGTAAATCTGCCTAACTTGCTCATACCTTATTCCATCTATTGCAGTTAGTTCAAGTTGGAATGTAACATCGCCACGAAAAAAATCTATTGCGCGCCTAAACGCTTCCTCCGCTTGGCGCGTTTCATCAAATGTCGTGCCCCAAATTGCAACCTCGACTAAAACGTTATCTACCCAACTTGCAGCCGATTTGTTATGCGCTGGATTGGAGCCTACTACCGTAACAACAGCAAAAGGAAGTGCCGCGTTTTGCGGCGCAACTACCGGATAAACGCGAGTACCAAATAAGGCAAATGCGTTTGGATTATCTGCTATTATTTTTCGGATTGGGCCTTGAACGTTCATTGTACTTTTTTTAGGCGTTGAATTTTGGCCTTTAAGCCCTCTACAATTGTTTTTTGAGTGCGCTCTTTCATCATTATCCAAGTAGGCAAAATAAAAGGCCTTGGCGGTGTATGTCGCGTGCCTTTTTCGATCATGTGAGCGTAATACCCATCCGTTTTTCCAAATGGCCCAAAAACGCCCTGAGCGGTTCCCTTTGCTAATTTAGCACCCACAAAAACCGCGTACTTGCTTTGCCTAAATCGTAACACATCAAACGATGCAGCGAGGTTGCCCGGATAATAGGTCGCTACTACATTCCCGCGGCCCTTTGGTGCGCGCATACTCTTAACGAGCTTTGCAGTGCTGTACCGTTTGTGAACTTTGCGTCCGTGTGGCGCTGCCCGGTAAAGAGCGGCTACTACCGGCTTCGCTGACTTGGTTAGAATAGCGCTCGTTCCGCGCTTGGCGTTGCGCGCTATCTGCCTAAATTCTTTTAACAGCTCATCGACTTCCTTTGCTAACTGTTCGTTCATTCTGTTACCTGCGTTTCAAGAATTAAACGATCGTTTCTGCCTTGCTCCGATATACGGATTATATCCCAATTATCGCCGTTATAAACAATCCGATCAATAACCGTTACATCTGTTTTACGAATCTCGAAGTTTGCCCGGTTAGTTGCGTAAACCGCGCCCTCTGTTACATCTTCGCCAACTCCCGATTTTGGGTACATAACAGCCGCCCAAACAGTTAGCAAGTTAGACCACGTTTCGACTCGTTCGCCGGTTGCATTTTCAACAAGCGCTCGTCGTTGAATTGTTACTTGGCGGTCTAACTTACCAATCGTTTCCTTTTTGTTGCGCATCATATCACAAAACGAGTATAGGGTGACATAAAGCGCTCGGATGCGCGTATAACAGCGTCGGACGGTGAATCGGTGCGATTTTCGTAAATGTCCGCTAAAATCAAAAATACTGCAATCTTTAAATTAGCAGGAACCGCCGCCGCGTTCGCATATCCAGTCGAGTACATGACCTTTACCTGGAATGGCTCTGCGGTTGCGTTCCATCCATCTACCGGAACGACTACTCCCCTTTGACTTTGTGTGTGCTTCTCAATTACATATTCGCTCGACGCCAAATTGGTGAACGTCGCCGGATTTGTGCTAATAGAATACCCAATCGACGTAAGCGAGCTAAATGGCGCGTAAGTCAAATTAAACGGTTGGTCGTCGTCGGGAAAACTTCGGTAAGTTTCCACAACGGTCGCGCCCAAAAGCGACATTTGGCAGTACTGTTCTACAAAACGAATTGCCGCCCGCAAATAGGCCTCAATAATTGTATCCTCGGCGCTCCCCGTAACGCGTAAATGCGTTTTAGCCTCATCAACGGAAACGGGCAAGGAGGAAGAGTAAGTTAGCTCTATTGCGGACGGCAAATATTTCATTTTATCGCTTTGTTGCTTTTTTTATGATTGCGTCTGTGGCTGCTTCAATTAGGACTTCGGCAATAACTGCCAAGCCATCTTTGATTAGCCGCTTGGCGCGTGATTCTGGTACGTCTTTATGGATGCCTTTACCGTATCCAAAGTTACCGTCCTCATCATGGCCAACCAAACTATCTAAAACGCGAATTGTCATAACTAAGCGGTGATTAGGTGCTTAACTGCTGCTGTGTCAAGTAATTTCGCATCCCAACGAGCAAAGCCAAATAGACCAATTTCGCCAGTACCCATGTACAAGTACTCATTCCGCAAAATTTCAAGCGCGCGAGATTGGCGAACCAAGTACTTGCTGAAATCGCCAAACAAAATCAATTTGGAAGCGGTGTTGATTGTGCTGTCCATATCCTGGTTGATGACGTATTGGAATCCATCGATTGTAGCAGGTTCGCCCACGATGAACGAAGGCTGCCACAACGGACGCGCGTCGGATGCTCCGATTGATAGCTTTTTGATGTACGCAAGTACATTGTCGTGCATCATAAAGCGACCGTTGCGGCGATATTCAGGATCTACGCTGTGTACCAGGTCGAGAATCTCAGCAAATGTGATTGCAGTAGCGGAAGCGGCGGTTTTACCAAGCGTTGAACCTGTTACAACGCCTTGAGGCTGGGAGGACCCTGTACCAGTTGTACAGCTTTCGTTTGCAGCGCGGCCAAAGCGAGTACCCATCAAGTTCGCTACATACGCTTCAATGTCAAATGCGCTATCTTGGATAAGCTCCTTTGAAAGCTTGATAAGATCGCGATAAGTGTACGCGCCAACGGCAACCTGTGCGAAGGTCGTGTCCTGTACAGTCGCTGCGCTACCTTCGGCAACGAGTACCGCTTTGGCGCTAGTGTCGTTGTTGGTAGGGAAATTTAGGGTATTTCCGGAGTCGGTCAAAAGCAAGTTTGCAACTTCCAAAACGCCGCCGTACGCCTTCATCGATTGAATGATCTGATTTGCAAGGCTAACAGGAACGGTGAATCCGCCCAAAGAGTTGGTTCCAGCGATTAGCGTGCTGGTTCCACGCTTTTCCAAGATAGAACGTTCGGCGTCTGTCATGCGCGCTTCGCCTTGAATCATGTATTTGCGGAAAACGGCGTTAAAGTCGGCGTTTACTTCTTCAGGATTGCGCTTATCATTTGCGCGACCTGATCTCTCCTCGTTCTCATAAAATAACTCCGCTGATCGTTTTTCAGCTTCAAATGCTTTTTGACTGCGCTGAAAGGATTGATAGGCTTGTTCCTGCTCCTTCTCAGCCTTGGCAAAGGTTGCCTCTAATTCGGATTTGCGGACATCGGTAAGCCCTTCCACACTTAAAGCGGTGGCGGCGTCCCTCATTGCGGCTACTGCGTTGTCATGCCGCTTTTTTAGATCTTGGATTTGTTCTAAGGTCATCTTTAAAAAGTAATTGAATTTAAAAAAGCGGCCGCGTTTGCCTTTGCAATTGCCAACCGGATATTTATGTTTTGGTTTTTTGGAGTTTCTACTTTTTTTGCGACCTCAAATGAACGCTTGGCCACTGTTGTATCTTGGTAAGCCGGGAATGTAACCGGCGCAACATCGTAAAGCGTGCCGCCTTTTAGCAATTCCCTAACTTGCACTTTGCCGCCGTAGATTGCACGGTCGATCCACTCGTCCGGAATTTTGCCGCGTAGTTCATCTGGATCCAATTCGCTCCAATTTTCATCCTTTACGGTGAATTGAAATGAGCTTTGGAATATGTCACCGCGCTTTACCTCCTCATACGTGTCCCGGCCTATTTGCGTGTCCGGTAAATCAACCTCGTATTGCAGTCCCTTGTCATCGACTGTTAATCGAAGCGTTTTATTTGCGGTTCTACCAAGTACTAAATTTGAATCGTGGTTTTTTAGGGCGGCGGTTTTAGAAGTGTCCATTCCATCAAAAAAGGAACGGTTCACCTTTTCCAAGTACCAACCCATCGAAGTATAAGTATCAAATATTGCAGCCGTGCCGCCAATTCTCATTGAATTGTCGCCCTCCGCCCGTTGTTCGAGCGCTCCAATATTTGCAAGGCGTACTTCTGCCTCTGATATTGTTCTACTGTTGTGCGTCATTGTTAGGAGCTTGTAAATTTTCAAGAGTGGTCATATTGACCTGGATATAATGCTTTTTACCAAGCCCGTCGGCGATTGGGTTCATATTTTCAAGGCGCCGAACCTCATCCAAGCTCATAACGCCCGCGTTTAGCATTTGGGAGTAGTATTGTGCGCGCGCTTGGGTGTCGCCACGCAACAACGAGTCAAGGTTAAAGCGGAAAAAGTAGTTAGCTCGATCCGATTTGCGAATAACGCGGCGGTTCAATTCGTCCTCAAAGTTCTTGACGATTGGACGAATTGTGTGCGTTACGAACTCGATTGATTGGTGTTCAATGTTGCCAAAAGTAGCGCGCTCAAGGTCGCCAATAAGGTGGAGCGGAACTCCAAAAAAGCGGGCAATTTCGCGAACGGTCATATTTGACGACTCTATAAATTGTGCGTCCTTTGGACTGAGTGCAATTTGTTGGAATTTAGCGCCGCGATCTAAGACGCCGATTGAACCCGTTTCTTTGTAGTTGCGCATCACACGAAGGAAATTTTCGCGCATAAAGTCGGCCTGCTTTTGATCCAGCGGTATAGGAGTTTCTACTATTCCGCGAAGCCCGCCGCCATTTTCATACATCGCCGCGGCATAGTCATTTGCAGCCAGCGCCATTCCAACGGATTCACGCGCATAGGTTAGCGGGCTTTTGCCTTCAATACCATCATCGGAAAAATTCCGAATGTGGAGAACCTCGCCGGAGTCAAGCGTTTCGCTTGCTCCCTCGTTTGTGTTCTTGTAAAATATTTTACCCTTGTAAAGGTATGGTTCGACAAAATCCGGATGGAGTATTTGAAATCCGGAAACGCGGCCGGTACGGTCAAACTTCAATTTGGCATACGCGTTGCCCCTCATCATCAAATGGAGCATAAACGTACTCCGCCAAGTGTAGGAAGTCATCCGGTCGTTTGGCTCAATACAAACCGCGTATTGTTCCGGAGTTCCTGTAATCTCTTCGGAGCCGTCTTCTAACTTCCTGTAAAATCCTAATTGGAGACTCGCAATAGTGCGAGAAAGTAAGCTCACACACGCGTAAACGGTAGATACTTTTAGTGCTGTTTCCGGATTGACCTTTTGACCGGCGACCGACGGCCCGCCATTAAGCCATTCTATAAACCAGCTT